ATTATCAGAGCGCTAAGGAGAGCTGGAACTCTTGCCGCGCCAAGATGCTTAAAGCACAACCTGTAAGCGAGCCTTACAAGTTGAAAGATGGTTGGAAACTTGTTCCAGTTATCGCATTTCCTTCTCAGTGGGCGGCGGGTCAGAAAGCTCACGATAATGCCGGAATAAATAAGGTTGATGCCGTATATAAGGCGATGGTGAGAACTGCGCCAGAGTTCAGTGGGTTTGACCCATCGCTGAATGGATCAGAGGCGACAGTTATAACCCGCTATTTCTCACCAGATGGATACAAGTTAGTTCCAACTGAGATGACCAAGGCCATGCGAGATGCATGGGATAATGCGCCTAATAGCCATGAAGATGATGACGTGAATATGCGCAATGCTTATCAGGCCATGCTTGCCGCAGCCCCAGCACAGGAGAGCGAATAATGGCGGCCTATTACAACGAAATAGACCCATACGCAGCTCAGTGGCTAAGAAACCTTATTTCCGCTGGCCATATTGCAGCCGGTGATGTTGATGAACGCTCTATCGAGGATGTAACTCCAGATGACCTACGAAATTACACACAATGCCACTTCTTTGCTGGCATCGGAGTGTGGTCTTACGCACTACGCCGCGCTGGTTGGAAAGATGACAAGCCAGTATGGACAGGCTCATGCCCATGCCAACCTTTCAGCGCGGCAGGCCAAGGCGGCGGGTTTGATGACGAGCGGCACCTATGGCCACATTTCCACTATCTCATCGAGCAGTGCCGCCCTCCAGTCGTGTTTGGTGAGCAAGTTGCAAGCAAAGACGGCCTTGGTTGGTTCGACCTTGTACAAGCTGACTTGGAAGGAGCGAACTACGCCGCAACAGCTATCGATATTTGCGCTGCGGGCGTCGGTGCTCCGCATATCAGACAGCGCCTCTACTGGATGGCCTACTCCAAATGCAAGCAATGTGAAAAATGCTTATCAGGATGCAGAGAAAGTGATTGCGAGGAGGGAGGTGGGGAGGCAGTCAAACCTTCAGGACTTTGCTTGCCTAGCGGGATGGCCTACGCCTCAAGTGTCGATGATAACAAATGCAACAACAGTTCAAATGTCATCGGATGGAAGAACGACGCCAAACAAACTCGGCTGGGCAGCTGCGATAACAACGCCGCACCGACTAACGGTTTTTGGCGAGATGCTGACTGGCTTAGCTGCCGAGATGGAAAGTGGCGGCCAGTTGAACCCAGCACATTCCCGCTGGCTAATGGCATTACCGCCAGAGTGGGACGATTGCGCGCCTATGGAAATGCCATCTGTGCGGAAGTCGCAGAAACCTTTATAGGGTCTTATATGGCAGCACAGGAGCAGAAATAGATGGCCGTCACATATAACGGATTTTTGGCATTCGAAAAGTATGAGCCGAAGCCAGAAGATGTATGCAATTTCTGCAAAGGAATTTGTGGCAAAGAAAATATGGTTGGTGGCCCAGATGGATTATCAATATGCCTACCATGCATTGAGCTTTGCAATGAAATTGCCCATGAACGTAAGGCCACTGAGCGCAAAGAAGCCATTAGAGAGATTACTCGATTGCTATTGAGTGAATCATGGCAAGGTTCTGAAGCGGCAGCGGCGCTCTATGACGCTGGCTGGCGAAAGGCTGTTAAGCCATGCTAATAGCCGCTAACCAGCGGCTTTTTTATTGCCGGAGGATGCATGAGGCACATCATCAAGGGTGATCCAACACCGATAGAACTCTCAGCAATGGAAGCGGCGCTTAGACATCACCAAGCCAAATACGGTGATTACGCCCCATCTAAAGAGACAGAAAATTACACCATTTTGGTTGATGGAATGAAAATCGTCGTTGAAATCATGAACCGTAAAAAATCATATGTGGCTACATCGATGATGAGGCCTCGTGAGTTATCCAAAGTGTGGGGGAATGCAGCGTGAGTGAAATTAAACATCCAGCTATCAGATATCACGGCGGTAAGTTCCGCATGGCTCCGTATATCATCAATCGTTTTCCTGATCACCGCTGCTACGTTGAACCATTCGGAGGAGCTGCATCTGTACTACTTCGCAAGCCTCGCAGCTATGCAGAGGTATATAACGACTTAGACAGTGATGTTGTTAACCTGTTTGCAATTCTCCGCAACGCTGCTCAGCGTGAAAGACTGATTGAAGCTCTTATCTTAACCCCCTACTCCAGATGCGAATTTCTTGGTGCTTATGAAGAAACTGACGATGTGGTTGAGAAAGCTAGACGACTAGTGATCAGAGCAACAATGGGATTTGGTTCGGCTGGCGCAACCAAAGGGACTACCGGATTCCGTTTGGATACCAAAAGAGATTCGGCAACAGCTCAACACCTTTGGGCGAGAATGCCAAACAACTTAGCAGCTGTCGGTCAGCGCTTTGAGGGAGTTCTTGTTGAGAACCGCGACGCAGTTCAAGTCATGAAAGACCACGATGCGCCAGATACTCTTCACTTTGTAGACCCTCCATACGTTCATGAGACACGCGTCATTAGCAGCAAATACTACCGCCATGAAATGGATAATGAGCAGCACTTAGCGCTGTTGGATAGCGTGTTGAAGCTAGATGGAAAGGTTGTCATCTGTGGATATGAAACAGAAATGTATAACGACATTTTAACCGGTTGGCAGAAAGAAACGCGGCAGAGTTCTGCTGCTGGCCAGCGCGGCTCCGTTAAGCGAACTGAGTGCTTATGGTTGAGCCCAAACTGCCAGCAAGGAGTGAAAGCGGCATGACATGACAGCAGAACAAGACAACGCGATCCGCAATGTGGCAAGAGCCCTTCTCACCGAACTCAGCAGCAAAAAAAACAACCTCACATACCGCCAGTTACTCGATAAGCATTCAGCAAAGATAGCGCCCCTCTGCGGCAAGTTTAAGCCGTGGATGGTGCTGTCTTGCTACTGTATGAAAGTGACGGATAAGGATAAATGATGGAGAAATTCAGTCTAAACCGCCACGAGGCCGCCGCCTTCATTGGGATAGATAAAGACACGCTAACTCAGTGGTGCCGGTCTGGGCGCATTGCTTACACGAAGAAAAACCCTACGAAACCAAATTCCCCCTACATGTTCACTCGCACTGCATGCATTGCGGCGCTAAACAATCCGATCCAAACTGTGCCGGTGAGCGCGGTTGGTGCGACAGGAGAATCATTATGTCACTCTTCCGCAGAGGTGAGACTTGGTACGCCAGTTTCACAAAGCCAGACGGTGGCCGTATTAAGCAGTCTCTTGGGACAAAGGACAAAAGGCAGGCCCAAGAACTGCACGACCGCCTAAAGGCTGAGTTATGGCGAGTTAGTCGGCTGGGGGAAACTCCAGCCATGACGTTTGATAACGCATGTGTTCGATGGCTAGAGGAGAAAGCAGCAAAGAAATCGCTAGATGATGATAAGAGCCGGATCCGCTTCTGGTTATCACATTTCAGCGGAGTGCTACTGAAGGATATCACTGAGGAAAGGATTTACTCTGCTATCCAGAAAATGACAAACAGGAGGCATGAGGAGAATTGGAAGGCCAAAGCCGCGGCGATGATAAAAAAAGGAAAGGAGCAACCAGAGTTCAAGCCAAAGATGGCAGCGGTGGCAACGAAGGCAACACACCTTTCATTCATCAAGGCATTGCTACGGACGGCGGAGAGGGATTGGAAGATGTTGGAAAAGGCTCCAATCGTGAAAGTACCGCAGCCGAAGAACAAGCGCATTCGCTGGCTTGAACCAGTTGAAGCGCAGCGGTTGATAGATGAATGCCCAGAGCCTTTAAAGTCGGTAGTTAAGTTTGCACTGTCTACCGGCCTACGTCGCTCAAACATCGTTAATCTGGAATGGCAGCAGATTGACATGCAACGCCGCGTGGCTTGGATTAATCCTGAAGAAAGCAAATCAGGGAGAGCTATTGGCGTAGCCCTCAATGATACAGCATGTCAGGTTCTGAGAAACCAGATCGGCAAACATCACAAGTGGGTTTTTGTTTATCAAGAGAAATGCACTCGGCCAGATGGAACAAAGACAGATGCAGTGAGGAAGATGCGATACGACGCTAACACAGCTTGGAGAGCTGCACTAAAGCGAGCTGGAATAGAAGATTTCCGCTTTCACGATCTGCGACATACTTGGGCGAGTTGGTTAGTTCAGTCCGGAGTACCGATATCGGTTCTGCAGGAAATGGGAGGATGGGAATCTATCGAGATGGTTCGGCGTTATGCGCACTTGGCACCAAACCATTTAACTGAGCACGCTAAGCAAATAGACACCATTTTTGGCAATGTTGTCCCAAATCTGTCCCACTTAGAAAGTTCAGAGCAATTAGTTTCGTATAAGTGATTGATTTAATTGGTGCCGATAATAGGAGTCGAACCTACGACCTTCGCATTACGAATTCTAAGAACCACATT